GCCAACAGCATCCTTTAGTTCTGTCACGGCTGCCTTAAGTTCGCTTACTGCGGCATCTACGTCGTTGATAGGGGCCTCCGCTGTGACTAGCTTGTTAACGGCAAGATACGCATCCCATACAGGGACGAACGCCTTGGCAATAGCCTGACAGCTCGATGCCGGAATCTGCTCCGCATCACATCGAACGTCCTTCTCAGCCTTGAACTTTGATAGGCTGGTGACTGTTGCTGTATCAGCTTCCACGTAAAACTTAGCCGCCTTACCGGCGCAGCCTACTGAAAGAGCTGAAACGACTACTAGTGCTAGAATCTTCTTCATTACTTGCATTCTCCTTACGCTGGTCCCATGTTAGGACCGGGATTATTGCCTGAGGGGAGGCTTGAGATAGCTCCAGAGTTCTGATTGCTGTTCGCCATGGCCATTCCACCCCCACCCGGTGCTGGCTGTCCATCTGGACCCACCGGCATAGGTGGCATCATGGTCATTTGCAACTCTTGGAGATGCATCTGGACAATCTGTTCGATCATCGGGTTCTGCTGCATTGCCAAACGCATTTTATCGGTGTTTAGCCACTTAACACGCTCTGAGAAGTGAATTTGCGGGTCCAACCAGTCCCTCACAATGAGAGGAGTCTGGGGTGGAAGCATGATCTGCTGTCCCGTCATCGGATCTACCGACATTTGAGGCTGTGCCATCTGTGATTCAGGCGAAGCCATCCACTTTTCGAAGTCGTCCTGCATCTGTAGGGCTGCTTGGACGTGTGTATTGAGCCTCGGAGAGATATCCTGAAGCCCAAACTGGTGTAGAAGCACGTAACGCTGGTCTGGATCGGTTGGATCGAGCAATCCGAGCTGATTTGCCTGTTCAATAGCCGCACGTTTGCCTAGAGCGGTCTTGGGCATGTTCGCTCCGTCCTCTACACGGACCTGAACCTCGCCCTGAAGCTGTGCATTAGTGAAATGTTCGAACGCATACGTCTTATTAGGACCAACAATGGTCATAACTCGCTCGTCTGGGCCGTATTGACGCTCTAATTCAAGCGCAATCTCGAACCAACGACGGAACATCTCTCCACGAGAGGCGAAAACCGACTGGAATCGACTCTGAGACCGTTCTACCAGCAGCTGTAGGGCCGAAAATGCCTCTACACCCTGTGGTTTCTGGCCTTTGATGATGTCATACGTGCCCGTTAGGTTCTCAATGTCGGCTAGAACCTGCTCTCGCATCGCCATAAGGCTATGCGGAATCTCTGATCCGGCGATTCTCTCTGGTTTTGCCTGTGCTCCACCCACCTGAAGGGGGTTCCACTTCATGACAAAGCCCGGTTCGCCACTAAACTGGTCGATTCCGGCTCCTTCTGGGATAACCCAGACAGGATTTGCCATACGCTGAGCGATTAACTGGACTAGAGAGTCGATCTGATTGAGCTGATCCTGCTTCTGAATGACCGGAGCAAGGGCTGAACGACCGTAGAGACGGCCTCCAACATGCTCATACTGGGCAAACGCGAACGGAAAGATGACCTTTCCTTCAATATCCTTATACGGAAACGGCCCCGGAATAGCCTCATCGGGCTTCCGAAGCAGCGTTGGGGACTTTTCGTTCACAACACGAATCACGGCACCCTGCTGGAAGTCGGGAGTAGGCTGAATCCACAGCTCATACTCTACCATTCCTTCCCCTTGTGGGGAGCTGGACGTGCCGAGTGTCTGGAAGTTGTTGCCTGAACCAAGGTCTGAGCTGGTCGCTAGAGCCTTGAACAGCTGCATTGAACGATCTGTCGGACTCTTCTCCCACGAAAGTTTGGCTACAACCTCAGGCGGATAGTTTGCCTCGTAATAGCTACGCTCACGCCACCGCATACGCAGGATATACGGAATCTCGGAGAACTTGGTGCAATGGGACGGGAACGCATACTCGAACGGAGATAGAGCCGCCGTCTTTCCACGACCAAACGAAATATCCTCGCCCATCGGAGAACCATCAGGGTTCGTGGCCGGGATAAACTGGTTGCCCCCACAATGGATACACGTATTCTGAGCGGCTACGATATCCTTCGGCGCATGAATGTTCATGCACTGAGTGCATTGCTCGAACTGGATGAACTTGCTATTGAATCGCTTGTCGCGGTCCCATGATACCTGAAGCATGACGCTTCCGGTGACAATCAGCCAGAAGTCAGCTTCGCGCATCACCTGATTCATCTCATGCTCATCCTCGATGAGCGGACCAATCAGGTCTGCAATCTCTGCCGCAGAGATACTCTTGTTGTCGTTACCGATTGGACGCACCTTAACCGTCAGGTCAATCGCTCCGAAGGTCGTTCGGATTGCCTGCACAGTTTCGGCCATCTTATTCGTAGTGGGCTTGGGAATCCACTTATGTAGACGCTTATCTACCCACTCACGCTTGGTAGGATGGTAGGTAATCCACTGCCGTCCAGAGGTATAATAGATGTCTCGTAGCCATTCCCGCTCCCACAGCCATCGATTCTCCATGCACTCCCGCTTGATCTTGTCGAAGATCTGGAGCAGACGAGCATCGTCATCGAAGATGTTGTAGGGCTGCATTGACGGCAGCGCAAGGTCTCCACCCGTCCCAAGCATGTTAGACATCTCAGGAGGTAGACCCATCTGGTCAGGGGATGGAGGAGTAAACGGTGAAGGCATTTTGAGTTATGAGATCTTGCTCAACAGGGCGCTTTCTGCCCTTTATGAGTCGTAGGTGGGAAGTCCAACTAGAGATGCCATCTTATCTCCCATGTCCTCATAGGAGAAATCTTCGAAAGTCGATGGAACCTTAGCTCGTGCCACCAATTCTGGGGTAGGCACCTTAATGTTATAAGCCTTCTCTAGGAGGGCTGTGCGCTCAAGCTGAAGCTGGTTGAACTGCACTCGCAGCCAGTCCAGATTAATCTTGGTAGACTGAAGCTCCTTCCCAATGGAATCGTTCTCAGCCTTTAGAGCGGCATTCTCTTCACGAAGCGTATTGACGGTGTCTAGCGAGATGTTAAACCACGAAACGACGGATTTTGGAACCCACATATTTTATTTAATTGGCAGGCTAGGAAGGATTTGAACCCTCACCTTGCGGTTTTGGAGACCGAGATTCTACCGTTAAACTACTAACCCGCAGGTTAGGTCCAGTAGAATCGAACGCCCTGAATGGCTGCGCCTGCGGTTAGGCAGAAGCTTGTGACGGTGCCATCAAGTGAGATAGTTGTCGGATCGGTTTCGTCTAGAAGGATACCAGTGTCGCCTGTAACCCCCTTTAACGTCAGCGAAGTCGTATTGCCGGTCGGAGGGACAATCGTAACCGCCTTGACGGTTACACCGGTCGAGGACGGGACTGTAATCGTATTGGCCCCAGACGCTAGTGCCTGAATCGTGATAGATCCCGGAGAGGCCGTATTCGCAGCCGCATCGATTTCCTCGGTGCCGGTAACATCACCTGTAAAGGTAATTACTGTTGATCGTGTTGACTGAACTGCCATTTCGCCTCCGGCGAATAAATTGAATGTCTAACCCCAGAAGTCCCCGGATACATCTTTAATCGGGGCGTCGTTCTTGGCGTCCGCCCTCCGAATCCACTCAATCGTTGACCGCGTCTCAGGATCTAGCTTGGACAGGTCTCTCGGCTGTGGTTCGTTAGGAGGGGGTAACTGTGTCGGTCGCGGCCATGTCATCAGAGCGTATCGAAGACAGTCAGGAAGCTCGTCGTCCTTCTTGTAAACTCGCTCTTTCTTGGCCTGTCCATCGGTTGACGTATTCTCGTCCCACCGATATGACTTCATCTGTTTGATGGTTTGTGGAGCTAAACGCTCCACGAAGAACAACTGCTTGTTATAAAGCCACGACTTCACACGCTCGATGCCGCTGACTACGTCGTTCTCGGCTGCCTTACAGTAGATACCGTGCTGTGCAAGTTCGAGCATTCCCTGACGCTCGTTCTTATTGCAGGCCCACTTCACGTTAGCATTTCCAGCTAGGTGCTTCAGGCCGTAGGCATGTTCTAAGAAGCTACGATGCCGATGCAGATACTCTCCGATGACGACCATTCCCTTTTCAGTCGAGACCAGCTTGACCCCACCAAACGGGTGGTCCGCGCCAGTATCGATTCCAACGAGAACCTGTCGCCACGCATCAATATTAGGCCACTCGGGAATCAACTGCTTAATCTGGTCGTCCGAGCGAAGAATCAGGTGGTCGAAGTTCGGGAAAACCGATCCCGTAAAGTTAACGAAGTCGCCTTCGAACTCCTGAGCATACATCTCAGGAGACATTGTGTTCTTGGCACGGAGCAGCGCAGCCTTGTGTTCATCGTCCTGAAAGATAGGATTATCGATGGTCTTGGCTCGGAGCGCCCAGAATCCCGGAACACCCTCTTCAGCCGGTCTATACAGTTCCTCGTAGACCCAATCATACGATCTAGGAGAAGTTGTAAAGAACGCCATTCCCTGACGGTCATGAAGCGACGGCTCAATTACCTGCCAGTGCTTCACAGTAAGCTCACAGACCTCATCAATCCAGAGCCAGTCTAGACCCTGTCCACGACCCTGATCGGGGTGCTCAAGCGTCTGGAAATGGATTAGAGAGCCATTCTTGAGCCGGAGGTCCTTGAACTCTGAATTCCAGCTTTCTACCCATTCCGGCTGGATGAGCATTTGGAAAGCAGGGATAATGTATCGATGTAGCTTAGGAATCGTAGGAGCGCAGGCCCATCCAATGG